ACGAGTGTTGGTGCTACGCCTCGGATGAGCAAGACCCTGACGAACTGTCGCGGTACAAGATAGCCGCGTCCAACGAGGAGGGCGGCCGGTCGCTCACCGTGCACCGTGGCGTGTGCGACGAGGTACGCCAGCACCACGACTATTCCGCGATGGGCGCCGTTGAGTCGGCGATGGAGAACGTGCCCGATGCTCAGCTGTGGCTGCCGTCCAACATGGGCAGTGACAAGAGCGTGGTACTCAACGACGCACGCGCCGAAGCTATGGAGTTCATCCGCACGGGTGAAGGCGACCCGCGTACCGCCTGGTTTGAGTACAGCGCGCCGGAAGGGTCACGCGCCGACGATCCCCGCGCGTTGGCCGCAGCTAACCCACAGTTCAACCGGACGATGGACGGCGCGAACATGGTGCGCCAGGGCGCGAAGGCCATGCGCACCGGTGGCGACAAGCTGCGCAAATTCCAGACCGAAACCATGTGCATGTCGGTGCACAACCTCAAACCGGCGTATGACGAATTCAAGTGGAAAGACTGCCACGTCCCTGGAGACCTGGCCGGCGTGCGTACCCGGGTGGCCGTCCTATTCGACGTGTCGCCGGACAACCAGCATGCGACGCTGGTAGCTGCCGCTGTCCTGCCCGATGGTCGGTGCCGCGTTGAGGCGGTAGCCGCCTGGTCAGGTGACGACATGGCGCGGCTGGTGTCCGAGCTTAAGACGGCCGTGGGCAGGATCAAACCGCGTGCGTTCGGTTGGCTACCGGGTGGGCCGGCCGCCGCGTACGGCGCCGAGCTGCGGCCGAAGGGCAGCGACAAGCGGCCGGACTGGCTACCCGCCGGCTGCAAGATGGAGACCATTCGCGGTGAGCTACCCGACGTGTGCATGGGGCTGGACGAACAGGTCAACAAATTGGCGATCGTCCATTCAGATGATCCGCTGTTGAACGCGCATGTCCTTGGCGCAGAACGGTTGCCGTGGGGTGACCGGTGGGTGATCTCGCGTAAAGGCGGGCACTGTGACGCTGCCTACGCCACGGCCGGCGCCGTCTATCTGGCGCGCATGCTACCCGCACCGGTGGGCAAGCCGCGCCTAATCCTGGTCGGCGACGATGAAGATTAGGAATCTTGCCTGCTAGCCTGTCCGCATGGCGATCCGGTGGAGTACTCTCTTGCCGCGTTTCGTCGCGTCCTGGAAACGGCTTGCCTTCTCGGAGTCGGCGCCACGCCCGATCGATCAGGTTCTCTTCGAGATGCGGACCCTGACCGGGGCTACAGTCAGCCGTGAGGCCGCGTTGTCGGTGGCACCCGTACGACGCGGCCGTAACCAGCTCTGCGCGATCGCGACACTTCCCATAGTGCAGCTCAACCAATCCAATGTGGTGCAACGTAACCCGCTGTTCGAACAGATAGATCCTGACGTGGCGAACGTGGTCACGCTGGCCCAGACGATCGAAGATCTCATCTTTGACGCTATCGCCTGGTGGGAGATCACCGCCGTTGACGCGTTCGACTACCCGGTACACGCGTGCCGGCGCGACCCTGGCACGGTGAGCCTCACCCCGCCCACGCACCGGTCACTCTCGCCGCTACCCCACGGGCAAGACCCGCGCGGTGCGTCGGTGTGGATCGACGGCCGCGAGGTGTCGGCTACCCGGGTGATCCGATTCGACTCGCCTAACCCGGGCATCACCAACGGTGGCGGGGCTAAGGCGATCCGGCGATGGCTGTTGCTGGACGCGTCGGCCGGCATGTACGCCAGCGACCCTAGGCCGCTGGACTACTTCAGCCCTGCCGAGGGGGCCGAAGAGATCAAGGACGGCGAGGTTCAGAAGATCCTGGCCAGGTGGCGTGATGCGCGTAAGAAGCGGTCTACCGGCTGGATTCCGGCATCAATGAAGTACAACACGGTCGATGCTCCTACCCCGCAACAGATGCAGCTGGTAGAGCTGCAAAAGCAGGCCACCCTTGAGATAGCGAACCTGCTGGGGTTGGACCCTGAAGACCTAGGCGTGTCAACCACTTCACGCACGTACGCTAATGCGGTTGACCGCCGGCGCGATCGGCTCAACGATGTGCTGGCGCCGTACATGCTGGCCATCACACAGCGTCTGTCGATGGGTGACGTCACCCGCCGTGGGCATCGGGTCATCCTCGATCTGGAGGACTACCTGAAGTCCAACCCCACGGAGCAATTGGCCGTGCACAAGGGTTACCACGAGATCGACGTACTGACCCGCGATGAGATTCGCCACGCGATCGGCCGGCCGCCGCTACCGCCGGAGGAGAAACCAGCGCCGGCGCCTGACCCGGTGGCTGAGGCCGAGCGCATAGCACGCGAGGCGGCCGGAGAGGACAACCCGGAGGACATGATGCAGAACAGCTCACGGACGGCGCTGCGCTTCAACGCGCCGACCATTGACAGGCCGGTCACGTTGCACGGTAAGCAGAGCATTCAGCTTGACGCGGTGAAGGTTGACTTCCGGGTGGAGCAGGAAACCCGCACCGTGTGGGGTATGGCGCTGCCGTACGGGAAGATCGTGCGCAAGTACGGCATGGGTTTCCGGTTCATGCCAGGCTCGGCCGAATGGTCAACCCCGGTGAGCCGCGTCAAGTTCCTGATCGACCACATGACGGCCGTGGGTAAGGCGCTCGGCCTGACACAGACCAAGGCGGGTGTCAACGGCAAGTACAAGCTCGGCCGTAGCCAGGCCGCTACCGACGTCCTGATCGACGCTGAGGATGAAGTCTATGACGGGCTAAGCGCCGGCGTGGAATTCGACCTAGACGAAGATTGCCTGTACAACAGCAAAGATGACTGTTGGGACGTCTACCGGTGCACGATGACCGAAACGTCAATCACTGCCATGCCAGCGTTTGACGATGCAAGGATCACGAAAGTTGTTGCCACACAAGAGAGAGGCACCGCAATGGAAGATTGCGCCGTCTGCGGTACGCGGCACGCGCCAGGGGCGGCGTGCGCTTCCCGTCCACAGAACAACCCGCCGGCCAACCAGCCGGCCGCAGTGCCGGCCGCGCCGGCGCTTCAGCTTTCCGCTGAGCAGCTACAGACGCTGGTCGCTACCCCGGGTGTGCTTCAGGCTTTGGCCGGCGTACCCGCACCCGCACAGGCCGCGCCGGCAACGGCCGCGTTCGCCCTGTCCGCTGACCAGCTCGGCATCCTCGCCGCGCAAGGCCACCTGCAAGCCTTGCTCGGTATCGGTGTGCCGGCGCAGCAGCTGCCGGCCGAGACACGCCCGGTGGTCAACCCGACCCGTCCGACAGCGGTCACGGCCACGACCGAACCGCCGGCGTACGTGTTCGATCGCAAGGGCAACCTTCGCGCCGGCAAGTTCGACTTCTCGACTGACGTGATCCAAGGGTTGCGGGACAACAACGCTGAGGCGTTGACGCGTGCAACCACCTTCATGACGGACTACTTCAACCGCATGGAGGCACACGCCCGGGGCATGACGTCGGCGCAGTTCGTCAGCGCGGCCGACGCGGCATCGTTGAACCCTTCGACCGGCCGGCCTGATCTGTACGTGGATCAGCAGGAATACGAGTACCCGATTTGGAACGCGATCAACAAGGGGACGATCGACAACGCAACCCCGTTCATCCTCCCCAAGTTCTCAAGCTCATCGGGTCTGGTCGGTGCGCACTCCGAAGGTACCGAGCCGACAGCGGGCACGTTCGTCGCGACGTCGCAGACCATCACCCCGAGCGCGGTAAGCGGCAAGGTGAAGATCTCGCGGCTCGCGTGGGATCAGGGCGGCAACCCGCAACTGTCGGGGCTGATCTGGACTCAGATGGTGCGCGGCTGGTTCGAAGCCCTTGAGGCGTCGGCCGTGGCGTTGCTGGACGGCTTGACCCCGACCGGTCTGACCATCACGACCAACGCGGTTGACGCCGCGCTGGAAGCGTCGCTGACTGACCAGCTGGCGCCGCTCCAGTTCATCCGTGGCGGTTTCCGCATGCGGGACTTCTTCGTTCAGGTCGACTTGTACAAGCGGCTGATCTCGGCGAAGGACACGGCCGGCCGCAAGCTGTTCCCGGTGGTGGGTGCGTCCAACGCGACCGGTACCACGGGCGAGTTCTTCTCGTCCATCCTGGTCGCTGGTCTGATCGGCCGGCCAGCGTGGGCGCTCGCCGCGACTGGTGCGGTTGCGGCATCGTCGTACCTGTTCGATCGGGCCGACGTGTCCGGGTGGGCGAGCGCGCCGCAGCGCTTGACGTTCGATCAGATCGAGGTGGATTCGATCCACGTCGGTATCTGGGGTTACAAGGCGTTGGCGTGCACCGACTTGACCGGTGTGCGTGAGGTCATCTACGACCCGACCACGTAAGCCAGCTAGGCAACGTCCCGCCCTGTCCCATCGACAGGGCGGGGTGCACATCGTGAGCCATCGTGAAGGGACACAGGGACAATGGCAACAGGGCAAGGCAAGCGGACGGGTGACAAGGCTGACAACGTGGTGACCACGGCTGACGTGGCGCCGCTCACCGGGGCAGGGGTGCAGGCGCAACCCAAGCGGCTCAAGCCGTTCATGTCTGAGGGCATGCGTCACGACCTCGAATCGTCGGGTAGCGCGGTCGATCCGGTATCGGGTGCCCGCTACACGCTCGACCGCGCTAGCGGCGTGGTGACCGTGACTGAGGCGGACCGCATCGACCCGAACACGGGCGAGACAATCAAGGGTGAGGTGACCACACTCGATGACGTGGTTATCAACACGCCGGCGGTGGAGACAACCATCGATCCGGACACAGGGGAAACCCTGACCACCGACCCGGAAACGGGTGTGGTGACCGCATCCAACCCCACGACTGGTGAGACTCGCATCGTCGAGGACTGACCGGCCTGTAGAGCGTTGAGAGGAGGTGGCCGCGATGGCATGGGCGCCTGATTACGTCGTGTTGGAAGACGCTAAGAGGTGGGTACGTCTGGCGGTGACGGACGAACTAGACGACGCTGAGATAGCGCTCATCATCTCGGCCGCCTCGCGCGGTATCGACGATCACTGTAACCGCCAGTTCGGTAAGACGGCCGGTGCTGAGGAACGCCTTTACACGGCCTGGTATGACGATGAGCGGGAGCGGTGGATCGTCGACACGGACGACTTCCAGAGCGCGTCGGGGCTGACGATCAGCGTCGATGGGGTGGCCGCTACCGAGTACACCAAGGAACCTGTCAACGCGCCGCAAGAGGGCAAGCCTTGGGAGGCAATCACTTTCAAGCGCACCGCGCCCGTCGCGGTGACCGGGCTAGAGTTCGAGGTATCGGTCACCGCGAATCCGTTCGGGTGGACGGCATTCCCGGCACAGGTGCCGCTGGGTACACGGCTACAGATCAACCGTTTCCTGGCTAGGCGTGATGCCGCGTTCGGTATCGCCGGCTCACCAGAGTCACAGCTGCGGCTGCTGTCCCAGCTAGACCCTGACGTTGCCGTGTCGCTGCGTGGCCTACGCCGGCCGCGTAAGGTGGGCTGAGCCGTGGACTGGGACGCGTCAATGACACAGATAGCGGCGCGGCTGGAAACCATGGACGGCATGCGCAAGTTCGAGGTAGGTCAGACGCTGCTACCGCCGTGCGCGATCGTGTCCTATCCCGATGAGATCGACCCGCACGGCACCTATCACCGTGGCGTGTCCACCATGGGGTTGCAAGTGATGCTCGTGCTAGGTCCACCCAACGCACGCCAGACCCGTACGGCCGCAGCGCAATTCGTGAACGACACACCGACCGGGCTGGTGTCGATCCTTGAGGATGGGGTCGACGCCGGCGCGTATACCGCGTTCGATGAGCTGACCGTCACGCTCATCACCTTCGCTGAGGTTGAGATAAAAGATGTTCCCTATATGGCCGTACTCGCAGACCTAACCATTGCAGGGCAAGGAGTTTGACATGGCTCTCGGACACGGGAAGCGCACACAGATCACGGTCGCGGCTGGGGACATCTCGGCGTGGACCAAGAACAGCGAATTCACGCGGGGTGCGGACAAGCACGACACGACCGGCTACGGCGCCGACGATCACACCTTCGGCGGTGACGGGCTACGTACGGGCGAGTTCGTCTGTGACGGGCTATACGACGGCACGGCCGGCACAGGTACCCGCGCGATCCTTGAGCCGCTTGTCGGCACCGTGGTTACGGTGACCCGTAAGCCAGAGGGCACCGGTAGCGGCAAGCCGCTACAGACGTTTCAGGCGTTCGTGGATGAGTACAAGGAAACCAACCCGGTGGCCGACTACATCAAGTGGGCCGCGAAGATGACAGTGTCAGGACTGGTCGCCAAGACCACGCAATCATAGGGGGTAAACGGTGAGCGACGACGAAGACCTTAAGGCACGGCTACTCACGCCGCGCCTGCAAGAGGAAGACGTGGAGATCCCCGGGGTGGGTACGGTGCGGGTGCGTGCCCTCAACCGCAAAGAGGCCGTGCACGTTCAAGAGGCCACGGACAGCGAAGAGAAAGACCGACGCCTGTTGGCTATGGGTCTGATCAATCCCATGTTCATGATGCCGTGGCCGAAGTTGCACAGCCTAGGCGCCGACGAGTGCGAGAAGTGCGGCGCCGTGGGCGAGCTACAGGAAGCGTCGCCGGCCAACGAACTGGAACCGGTCAGCGACAAAATCACCGAGCTTTCCGGGTACGCCACGGCGAAGAAACCCAAGCCGGACAAGGAGGTGTATAAGAAATTCGAGGACGATCCCGACGCCGAATTTCGAGTACTACCTAGCGCAAAAGCTGACGATGACGGTAGCGGCAATGCGGGAGCAAATGAGCAACGCTGAATTTCTGCACTGGAATATCTACTACCAGCGCATAGCACAACGGCAAGAGTTGGAAGAGTTGAAGGGCAAATCTTGAGGATGAGGTGAGGGCAAAATGGCTGACGCGGTCAAAATTACTGGCCTCACCAAATTTTCCAAGGGCATCAAAGAGATAGACGACTCGCTACCAAAGACGTTGCGGCTAGCGCTCAACGGGGTGGCCGATGTCGTCATCGTTGCCGCTCGCGCGAAGATGCCTAGCCGCACCGGTAAAGCGAAGTCATCGATCAAAGCCACGTCGGGGCAGGACAGGGTCAAGGTACGCGCCGGCGGCCGTAAGGCGCCTCACTATCCTTGGTTGGATTACGGCGGGGAGGGTCGCATTAAAGGGCGGCCGACACCACGCCCATTCATCAAAGGTGGCCGCTACCTTTACCCGGTCTATTTCGCTAAGCGCGACTCGGGCGAATTCCTGGAATTGATGACTACCGCTCTGCTCGACGTTGTCAGGGCTGCCGGAATAGAGGTCGACTGATATGCCTAACGAGGTCACACTCACCTTTGCCGGCGACACTGAGAAGCTGGAAAAGTCCTTCGATAAGGTGGGCGCCGGCGCGAAGACGATGAGCGACAAGGTAGGCGCATCGACCAGCGCAGTCGACGAGCACGGCAACGCCATGGGCAGGATGGGCGACAAAGCCGATGGGGCCGAAGCGAACCTGATCGGTGTCGTCGACATCATGTCTGGTACGGCCACGATTATGCAGGGGCCGGCCAAGGTGGGCATGGGCGCCTACATCCAAGGGTGGGCTGACCTAGCCGGCGGTCTAGCGCCGGTGCTGATTTCCCTTGCACAGGTGAAGATAGCGACGATCGGAAACACGATCGCTACGGCCGCTTCCACCGTGGCGCAAGGCGCGGCCAAGGCGGCAACCGCTGTGTGGACAGGTGTCCAGTGGCTACTGAACGTGGCACTCACCGCGAACCCGATCGGACTTCTGATCGTGGGTATAGCCGCGCTGATCGCCATCATTGTGTTGATCGCCACCAAGACGACCTGGTTTCAGGACGCGTGGCGCGTCGCGTGGGGTGCGATCAAGAGCGTAGCTATGTCCGTGTGGGACTGGCTTTCTGCGCTGCCAGGCAAGATAGGCGCTGTGTTCAGCGGTATCGCCGGCACGATATCGGGGCCGTGGAAGGCCGCGTTCAACGGTATCGCCAACGCGTGGAACAACTCCGTTGGCCGGCTGTCGTTCACCGTACCCGCGTGGGTGCCGCTGATCGGCGGCAAGACGTTCTCGGCGCCAAGGCTGCCCACGTTCCACCGTGGCGGTATCGTTCCGGGCACACCCGGGCAAGACGTGGTGGCCGTGCTACAGGCCGGCGAGCGGGTCATCCCACGCGCTCAAGCACAGGCCGGCGCCGGCGGTAGCGCCGGCGGTGACGTCATCAACGTGTACGTAACGCTGAGCATGGAAGACCTTAAGCAGCTCAAGACGTTTGAGGACTTCATGAAGATGCTGCGCAACAACAGCCGTAGAGGTTTCGCAACAGCAGGAGCGGCAACGTGACGATTCAGTGGGGCGCCTACGAACTGAACAGCGGCACCGGTATGCGTGCCGGTATCGACGTGATCGGCGCGTCCGTACCTAACAACGGCTCGACTCAGTTCGTGCTGACGTTCAACTGTTGGGTGCAGCCTGGCCCGAACCAGTCAGGCTATGAGGGATCGTCGTTCAACGACAACCAAACCTTTGACCTGTCAAGCAACGTGGGCGGACTCAGCGATTCCTCGATCGCGTGGACGAACACCAGCAACAGCCTGACACCGCAGCAGGCCGGCCCGCAAACCATCACGGTCACCTACAACTACCCGGGCGGTAGCTACGGCGTGTCCCCGGGGACGATACAGATAGACGCCACGGTGAACGGTGTCTTCAACGGCATCACACCAAACGTGACGATCTTCTGGGGGATACCGGCACGCCCGTACGCGAATGCGGCTGCCACGACCAGCGCGAGCGCTACGCGGGTCAGCGATACGCAAGCGTCGGTGGCGTGGACGAACAACGATGCGACGCCGGCCGCGTACAGCAATATCAAGCTGTACCGCCGTGACGATGCCGGCGGGTGGGCGCTGCGTGCAACCCTCGGCGTGGTCGCGTCCTATTCGGATACCGGCATCGTCGCCAACCACAAGTACCGCTTCCGCCCGAATGTGTTGGGCGCCAACGGTGTTGAGATCACAGGCCCTGAGACCGGGGACATTTGGACGACACCCGGGGCGCCGTCTGGGCTGGTGGCAACCAAGCTGGGTAACAACAACATCAGGCTTGACTGGGCGAACAACGTCAACTATTCCGAGTACGGAATCCGGATCGAGGAGTCTCAGAACGGTGGCGCGTTCAGCGAGTTGACGTCGGTGTCCGGTGGTGTCATCACCTACGAGCACGCGTCGCCATCGACCAGCGTGACGCACGCCTACCGGATACGGGCACGCTCGACCACGGGCAGCCTCAACTCTGCCTATTCGAACACCTCGAACACGGTCACCTTGTTGGCCACGGCCAACCCGCCTACCGCCCTGGTACCCACGGGAGCGGCGCAGGACGCGACCGGGGCGATAGTCTTTACGTGGCAACACAACCCGGCTGACGGTACGCCACAAGTGCAGTACCGCTTGCAGTACAAGATAGACGCCGGCTCATTCGTGACGGTGGGGCCGACAACCTCGGCCGTCTCGTCGTTCACGATGACCGCTGCCACGCTGACCAACGGCCACACGATCACGTGGAAGGTAGCGACCAGCGGCCAGAACGGCACCATATCCGCATACTCCGCTGAGTCGACGTTCGTCACCAGCGCCAAGCCCACCGTGACGATCAGCGCGCCGGCCGCATCGATCAACCAGTCGGCCCTGTCCGTGACGTGGACCTACTTCCAAGAGCAGAGCAGCGCACAAGCGGCATGGGTCGCGATCCTGTACGACACCAATGATGTTCTGCTGGAACAGATCTCGGGGACGACCGAGCTAACCGGCGCGTTCACCACGGCCGGCGAAGACGGCGCCACCTACACAGTCACCGTGGCGGTCACCTCGGCCGCCGGCCTCACGTCGGCGCTGGATAGCCAAGAGTTCACCGTCACCTACCTACCGCCGGCGTCGGTCACCGTGACCGCGTTGTACGACAGCAACTCTGGATCGATGGCGCTGACCATCGTGGGAGACGACGTCATCGGCGGGGTTACCGTGGCCATCGCGACGGTAACCCTTCAACGCTCGATCAACGGCGGGGAGTGGGTGACGCTGGTTACCGGGGTGGTGCTGATCGACGACCCGCCCACGGCGACCGTGCTCGACACCACGCCAACGATCCACGGCACGAACACCTATCGGGCGATCGCGTTCTCTGCGCTGCCATCCTCGGCCGTCTCAGCTGAGGTCATCGCCATCACGGACGAAGCGTATTGGTCGTTCCTGTCCGCCGGCCCTGGCTTTGAGCAAATCGTCAGGATGAAAGCGGCGCCCAAGTTCGGCGCCGAGGTGAAGCGGCAACGGGTCTTGCACAACTTCGCCGGCCGTGAAAAACCCGTCCAGCTTGAAGGAGACGCGGTAAACCTCGGCCTGTCTGTGTCGGGCACACTGCGCGATGACTCGTCGACTGCGGACGAGTGGGAGGCTATCGGCAGGGCACGCGGTGTCATGCTGTGGCGTGAGCCGACTGGCCGGCGCGCGTGGGTGTCGCTGGCCAGTGTGCAAACCGATCGGGAAAACCATCGGTGGGCGATCGTCTCGATTGACCTGAACGAAGCCGACTACACCGAATAGGGGGCACCGCAAAATGCTTACCACGCCAACGACCCAGACGCGGCACCCGTGGCGGGCAACCGCTCGCACGGCGCTCGCCGCGATCGTGGGCATACTGCCGTTCGTGCCGGCCATCATCGGGGAGTTCGGTTTGAGCTCCGTCCCGTGGGTGGCCGGCGCGTTGGGCGCCATAGCCGCCGCTACGCGCGTGATGGCCATTCCCGGGGTTGAGGTATGGATGAAGACCTACGTGCCCTGGATGGCCGCTGCGCCCGTGCGCGAGGACATGAAAGGTAAGGTGTCGCCATGACCAACATGGAGCAGAACCTAAGCGATCGGGCCGGCCTGACCGACCTTCACGAGGTGCGCGCGGAAGGACCTGGCGGGGTGACCGCTCACGTCGGTGGGTCGTCGCACATTGCACCCGCATCACAGTTCACGGGTACGGTGCTGATCGAGCTGTTCGACAAGGACGGCAACCTGAAAGAGGAGCGCCGCGCCGGCAACCTCATCACCGACGCGGGTGACCTTTACTACGCCGGCATGGCGATCGCTCTGGTAGCGCCGGCCGCGCCGGCACAGCCCACCAAGATGACCGGTATGAAGCTGGGCACCGGTACCACGGCGGTGTCTAAGGCTGGCGCCGGCGCCGCCATGGTCACCTACATCACCGGTTCGAACAACCTGTTTGACGCAAGCTTCCCGGTGGTTCAGAACCTTGGTGCTGGCCTTGGTGTCAACGGCCAGTACAAGGTGACGTGGGCGGCCGGCGACGTGACCAACGCGGCTATCACGGAAGCGGTGATAGTCAACGACGCGGCTACCGATGCGACCAGCACAGCGGCGAACACGAGTCACCGCATCATCTTTACCGCTATCAACAAGCTGGCCAGTGACAGCCTTGTGATCACATGGAACGCGAAGTTCCTCGGCGTCTAACCATCTAACGCGCGACGTGGAAGGGTGGTTGCACCGTGACGCTAGCTCTCGATGCGTCGGCGCCGGCCGTCTTTACCACGTCGACTGTCGGCACGGTGACCTCTGCCAGCTTCACCCCGCCGGCCGGCTCGCTGCTAGTGGTGTGCCTTGCCGGCAACAGCAGCAACAGCAGCAACCCCAACCAGCCCACCATCACCGATAGCCGTGGTACGCCACTGACCTACACGCTGAGGCAGTGGCGCTCGCGTGTCGACGCCGGCCCGCAAGTGTCCGGGCAGGTTGCTATCTGGACGGCGCCGGTTACGAGCAGCGCGGCCATGACCGTGAGCATCACCACTACGGGCACAAGCGTTGTGGAGAAAGCCGCCCGGGTGTGGGTCTTCACCGGGCAGGACACCACCGACCCGATCGGCGCGACCGGTAAGGCCGGCTCCCAGTCGGCTACCGCGATAGCGCAGAACTACACGGCCGAATCAACGGGCGGGTGGGGCGTGATGTCGGTGTGCGACTGGGATGCCACGGGCGCACCTACCGCCGGTAGCGGGTGCACCCTTGACGGTACGGGTAACGTCGGCTCGGGTCAGATCAGCTACTGTTTCCCGCGTCGCACCACGGCCGACGATGTCAACACCGTGGCGAACACGCTGCGGTTCAACCCTGCCGCTAGCTCGACTAACCTGCAATTCGCGTGGATCGAAATCAACCCGGCCGCCGCATCGGGCACCGCGCACACGGTGACACAGACCGACTCTGCCGGCCTCACCGACACATCGGCCAAGGCGATAGGCAAGGTAGCAACCGACTCGGTTGGGTTGACCGATGCCGGCCCGATCCTGACCCGAGCGTGGGACCGCACCGTAACCGACTCTGCCGGCCTGACGGACACGTCCCAGGTTCAGGCGGCAACCCTTATCGTGCACACAGATTCGGCCGGCCTGACCGACACCACGGCGATGGTGCCCACGAAGGTACACACCGATTCGGTGGGGCTTACCGATGGCGTGGCGAAAACTATCGGCATGGTCCGCACCGATTCGGCCGGACTGAGCGACCCATACTCGGAACAGCCTGGCAAGGTGGCCACCGATTCGGTTGGCCTGACTGACGGCATCATCTCGGAAGTGTCCAAGATGGTGGCGCAGACCGATTCAGCCGGCCTGACCGATACGGCCACGGTGGAGCCGACAACGTTCGAGACGGCTACAGACTCGGTTGGCCTGACCGATGGAATCATGACGCTCATCGGAAGCGGGACCATCTTCCTGCCCGGTGGGCTGGTACCTGTACGGGCGCTGAGCGAGCAGGAAATCCTTACCGGCAACCGCATGACGTCGTTCCGCTATGACCTTTACAGCCAGGACGAGGCGCCGCTGGGCACACTGACCGGGGTGGTAAAGGGAAGCGTCGACTTCAGCACCGGGGCAACCATCAAATCTGGTGGCGCCCTTGACGTTGTCGACGTCGGGCAAACGGTGAACTGGCTCAGCGATCGGGTGCGCCCGGTGGCCATCATCGAAGGGCTACCAGAGATCCCGCTGGGTATGTTCCTGTTCAGCGAGGCACCACAAGAGTGGGACGATACCGGCCGGACGTGGGAAGCCAAGCTCCTGGACAAGCTGACCGTACTCGACCAGGACCAGGTTGACGGAACCTACAGCCTTGACGCTGGAACGGTTATCACCACGGCGGTGGTGACCGTCATCGCGTCTAGCGGTGAGACCAACTACGCGATCACGCCGAGCGCGGCTACCCTCGCGGCGCCGTTGTCGTGGGAAGCGGGCACCGCCAAGCTTCGTATCGTCAACGACCTGTTGGCCGTGGCCGGCTACTTCAGCTTGTGGTGTGACGGCAACGGGCAGTATCGCGGGGAGCCTTACGTTCGGCCGGCCGCACGCCCGATCCGGTACGAATTCCTTGACGGCGCAACGTCTATCTACTCGCCAGAGTTCGTCATCGACGTGGACCTGTTCGCGATCCCCAACAAGTTCGTGGCCGTAGGGCAAGGCTCGGGTGACACTGAGGCGCTGATATCGGTTGCCACCAATGAGGAACCCGACTCGCCTTACTCGTTCGCGGCGCGTGGACGGTGGATCGTCGCGAGCGCCACGGGTGTTGAGGCAGCAGACCAGAACGTGTTGGACGCGTACGCGCGCCGGCGCCTGATCGAGCTGACGTCGCCTACCGCGTCGGTCGATGTGCGCCATGCCTTGGTGCCTGACCTGACACTCAACAACGCGGTGCGGTTGCGGCGTGTGCCGGCGGGTGTGGACGCTCGCCACGTCGTCACCAAGATGGCGATCGCGCTCGACCCGACAGCGTTGGTCAAGACGACACTCGTTGAGGTGGTCGACCTATGAACAACATGGATCTACTCCTGCCTGTGCTGGCGCACCGCAACCTTCTCGTGTGGGCAACGGTTACCGACGATTCGCCGCTCACGATCCGGCTGGACGGCGACACCACACCGATGCTGGGTGTACCCGACAACCTGGTGGGCGCCTTGACGATCGGCGATCGGGTATGGGTGGCGCTGGTAGTCAACGCTGACCCTGCCTTCCACGGCCGGCGGGCAATCATCCTCGGCCGCAACGGTGGCGCTACCGCCACGACGGCGCCGTACGCGGTGCTACGCCGGGTGGCCGCACAGACCCTGAACAATGACACCAACGTGCCCGTGGAGTGGGACACAGCAGTCAGGGACACACACGGCGGGTGGGCCGACGCGTCGACTAACCCGAGCCGCTACACCCTGCCAATCAGCGGCGCGTACGACTTCATGGGGCTAGCGGCGTGGTCCGCCAACGCAACCGCGCGCCGTGCCGTGCACCTGCTCAAGAACGGCGCCGGCGTGGACGGTACCCAAGTCATAGGCACGGCTCAAGCCGTTGGTGTGACTAGCCTTTTCTTCGCCGGCTCGGTCACCGGTGTGGCCGGCGATTACCTCGGGGTGAACATGTGGCAGAACAGCGGTACCGGGCTGACCACGGCCACGGCGCTGCCTACCGTTAGTGTGACGTTCGAGTACAAGGGGCCATGACGCAAGGGAAGGGAACCATCGTGTTGCATGGTGTAGATATCCACGCCCGTTATCAGGGTGGAATCGACTTCACCAAGCTCAAAGCGCAGGGCTACAACTTCATGTGCACCAAGGCCAGCGAGGGCACGTCGATACCATCGGCCGGCGGGTTAGGGTCGGCCGCGTTCGCTGCCCGTTTCCTTAGCTGGATTGCGGAAGCGCGCCGGCTCGGTATCGTGCCCGGTCTGTACCACTGGCTGAAGGCCGGCAACGCTGCATCACAGGCGCAGTTCTTTCACGCGCTGGTGGAGCGTGCCGGCGGTCCGCAAGGGCTGCTGATACAGCTGGACTGTGAAGACAACGCCAGCTATGCCGACGTACAAGCATGGGCTGCGGAGTGGCGCCGGCTCACCGGTGGCCATCCGTTCCTGCTGTACACGGGCAAGTGGTGGTGGGGGCCGAAGGGCTGGAACGGTGTTGCGGTCACCCCGTACCTGTGGCACTCGCACTACCTGACCGCTGACCTCGATACGATCCCAGACGATCCGAACGCTTTCGCAGCGCGGATACCGGAATCGTGGTGGACACCAGGTTACGGAAACTGGCCTGTAGCAACGATTCTTCAGTACACGTCCAAGGGCGACGCCGGCGGACTGGGCAACAACGTTGACCTCAATGCGTTTCGCGGGTCGCTGCAACAGCTGCTCGCGCTGACCGGTGGACAATCGACAGGAGATGATGAAGACATGTGGTGCAAGCATGGTGACAAGAGCGAGAACGTGAAGGCGCTACAGGGTGACCTGGTCGACGCCGGCGGGGATCTCACCCCGCATGGTGGTGTCGATGGCGAGTTCGGCAACGGTACCGCCGGCGTCATGGTGGCCGTGCTGGGTGCCGAGGTGGCCGGCGACGGTAAGACGTTCGGTGCGGCGCAGCGTCGCGCTCTGCAAGCCAAGCTGCGCGGCACCGGGGGGCCGGCGTCATTGGTCGCGCACACACACACCTTCGATCCGGCCGCCGCAACCAGCGGGCCGGCAACCGCTACACCGTAAGCTGTTTGGCCCCGCCGGCCTGGTCCCCGCCGGCGGGCAGCAACAACCCACATTGGATGTGAAGGCGTGCCGTCAACAGGATGGTGGCTTCTAGACTTGGGCGCTGCGGCCGTGGCACTGGTGGCCATACTCGGCGCCGCTGTGAAGGTGGGACAGGTGCTTAGAGCTGTGTGGCGAACCATCAACCGCCTCAACGAGGTAGCCGACGATCTGTTAGGCGACAAGGCCAAGGGCATACCGTCGATGAAGGATCGAGTCACCGCGATCGAGAAGTTTCAACGCGAGGACTTGCGTAGCGTGCATTCCGCTTGGCACTTAGAGGAACCGCAGCCCTACGCGAACGGGCCGGTACCACCACGCCGGCGCCGCTAGCTTACTTGCCGAACACGAACACCAGCGCGGTGATTATCAGGCCGGCCGCCATGATGATTGTGTTCAGGTTGAGGCGGGTGTCTCCGCGTGCTTCGCGTGTCTCCACCACATTGGACTTACCGCCTTGGGTTTCGTACTGCACCCTTCGTAGGTCGGCAATGTCGCGCTGGATCGGTTCTAGTGCCGCTGCCAGGTTCACTGACGCGGCCGTAGCTGCGGCCGTCACCTGAGTACGCATAGCCTCGGCCACGGTCGCCACTTGCGCCGCGAGGGTGGCCGCTTGGGTCGTGGCGACCTCGGCCGCCCTGTTCACCGCGCCGACGTCGACAGCCCTGATCGCGTTGATACGCGCCGTCTCAGCTTCCCGTAGCCGCTGATCGTAGTCAGCGCGTAGCGTCATGACCTCGCGTAGGTGGGCGGATTCCATGGCGCGCAAGTCATCTTGGCGTGCGATCGCTGCCTCTACGAGGTCGAGCACGTTTTGGGTTGGGTCGATTACCGGCCCACCTTCGCTGTCTATCGCCACCCCGGGCGCGCTGCGCTGGACCATCGGCGCGCGACGCCGGCGCCTTGCTGCTCTGCCTGCCATGGTCAGCAGCGTAGCCACCTGTCATCACCGGGCAGAGTGAGATTACGACGGTAGGGATAGACCACGGCCGCACTTGACGGCGCTGGACGGACCGTGTAGCGTCCCCGGCATGACTTCCCGACCTGGCCTACTGATGGCCGATGAGGTAGCCCAAGAGCTGCGGGTTACCCCTAAGACGGTGCGCAAGCTGGCCAAGTCTGGCCAACTGCCCGCGATCAAGATAGGTGCTCACTGGCGATTCCGTCAGGCCGACGTGGACGCGTTCGCGGCCGGCGAGCTGATCCCAAGCGCATAAGGAAAGGGCCTAGCCGCTTCCACCCGACCAGGCCCTTACGATTCCCCTACCCGATAGATCCCCGCGAAAGGACCGTGTACCAACATGACCGAGACAAGCGTACGCCACAGCGACCTAGGCGCACTAGCCGCCGCCCTGCAAGACCAGCGCACCCGCTCCATTGACGTCGTCGCACCCGCCAGCAGCCTTACCGTCCAAGGTGGAGCGTTCGTGCTGACCGGGCTGGACCCAGTCATCACCGCCGATGGGGTCACCAGCTCAAACGGGCTGTACACCCCGACCAGCGTGGGTGACGAAGGGGTGGCCGACAAGCTCGGTATCCCGGTGCACTACCTTCGCCGGCTACGCGGCAAGACCGACTTGTATGACGCCAACGTCAACGGTTGGCTGGCCGTCGATGACCGAAAGTTCTTGCTGCGCCTACTGCGTGGCGATGGTGAAACCGAAACGGCTGGTGTGCTGCGCGCGTTCCTGTCCGACTCGTACAAGACGATCGACAACTTTGACGTGCTGCTCGCCACCTTGCAGGGCATGCGTGACGCCGGCGTGGACAACCCCACCATTCAGGCCGACCTGACCGACCGTCGCATGTATGTCCGGGTGACCGTTCCCGAGATCAAGGCATACGCGCCGGATCTGTTGAAGGGCTACCGTTCCCCGTTCACCGGGCAGCGTGGCGACGAGTGCCCGAACGTGTTCGCGGGGTTCGTCATCACCAATAGCGAGACCGGTAACGGCTCGTACAGTCTCACGCCGCGCCTTGAGATCGAGGTGTGCAACAACGGTATGACCATCGCGGCCGACGCGGCGCGCAAGGTGCACTTGGGTGGACGGCTTGACGCCGGCGTGGTGAAGGTGTCAGAGACCACGCAGCGCGCCAACCTGGCGCTGGTCCAGTCGCAGACTGCCGATGCGGTGCGCACGTTCCTTGACGTGGACTACGTCACGGCCAAGGTGCGCGAGCTTGAAAAGGCGGCCGGTATCCCCGTGGCCGACCCTACGGCCGTCGTCGCGACGGTGGGTAAGAAGCTGGGGTTCACCAAGGAACAGCAGACCGAGATCCTGAAGCACTTCATCCTTGGCGGACAGATGACCGCCGGCGGTGTGATGCAGGCCGTCACGTCGGCCGCTCAGCTCGAAGACAGCGGCGATGGTCAGTGGGATCTGGAAGCTGCGGCGCTGCCGGCTATGGCGATGGCTGCGGCCATCCGCTGAGTGATCGTGCTGGCGGGTACCTGGCGCCTGGGTCGGTGCCCGCCAGCATCAACCACAGTACGAAAGGCCTGCACCCTGGCAAGTAGCAGGCCTTCGGATCACACAGAAGGGAAGGTTTTCCACGTGACCACTCACAGCAAGCGTATCAACCATCGGCCACACACGGACCCACGGCTAGACCCTTCGGCCAACCCGGCATGTTCAAACGTTGATCCCGAGCTGTTCTTTCCCATCGGCCGCGAGAGCTTGTGGCCGGCGCCTGCTGTAGCTGCCGCTAAGGCGTTCTGCAAGCGCTGCCCGGTAAAGGACAAGTGCCTGACGTGGGCGCTCGGCTCGGGCCAGCCTGACGGCATCCTAGGCGGTACAACGCCTAACGAGCGTAAGGCGCTCAAGCGTAAGGCTGACCAGGACGCGAAGGACGCGGCGAAACGCACGCTGTTAGGTGAGCTGCTGGCCGAGCGCGCCGGCGACCCTGCCGCGCTGCTGAAGGAGTTCGTACACCCGCCCATGCCTATCGCTGCGTGGGCCGAGTGATGGCGACCAGGTACGCCGCTAGCACGAAGGTGCCGCTTGACCGTAGCCGCGCCGAGATCGAGCGGACGGTAACCCGGTACGGGGCAACAGCTTTCGGCTACATGTCCGGCGGTACCGACGCGGCTATCGTGTTCGAGATCGCTAACCGACGCGTCATGTTCCGGGTGCCGCTACCCGACCGACGCGCTCGGGAGTTCACGCACACACCCGAGCGCGGTGCTCGCCGGCGCCCTGAAGCGGCCGAGGAGCTTCGGCAGCAAGCCGTCATGCAACGGTGGCGTGCGCTCGCCCTGGTTATCAAGGCCAAGCTTGAGGCGGTAGCCGCCGGCATCACCACAGTTGAGCAAGAGTTCTTGGCGCACATCGTATTGCCCGATGGTCACACGACCGTGGGCACATGGATGGCGCCGCAGTTGGCCGCAGCCTATGACGCCGGCACGATGCCGGCTCTACTTCCAGGAGTGAGCGAATGAAACGAATCGGCGCGATCCTACTTCCACTCGTGTTTATCGTGGCGTGCACCGTTCCCACCAAGGACAACCCACGGTTGCCCGACCCACCCAAGCCGACGATCGACGCGATAACCGCACAGATCTGTATCAACATCCACACCCAAGAGCGCAAGCCTGACTTCTGGTGTGAGCCAACGGTTCAGGGCTACCGGTGGGCATACCCCGCGAACACCCCGGAGTGGGCCGGCAAGGAGCTACCGGCCGTGGGTGAGGTACTGGCGCCCGGGTGGGGCTACCCCACGGCGCCGCAAGGCGTGCCGGCCGTTCGGATACCTGAAGAGGGTGCGGTGTTCAAGCGATGAAGACCATAGCCGCAGCCCTGATCGTGCTGTTCCTCACGGCCGGCTCGTGCGAGCCGAAACCTCAGCCGCAACCTGCCAACTCCACCCTATGCGGGACAGGTCCCGATGGGCCGATATGGTGCCCGGTGCCGACACCTAACCCGATGCCGACGCTGCCCGGGGAGCGCCGGCCATGAAGACCCACGTACCGCTGACGCGTACCGACGTACGCAAGGTAAAAGCGCGTTGGGCTGCGGTACCTCGCAGCCCCGCGCGGGCACTCCTCAAGCGGGGTGCACCCGAATCGGAATGGTTGGACGCGCGCCGCAGTGACGGCGCCGGCGGGTGGCGCATCGGCGCATCGGAGCTAGCCGGCGTGATCGGCCTGTCACCGCACACATCGGAGTTCTCGCTGTGGTGGGCGAAGCAAGACACCTGGTCGCAACCGCAAGCGAACACGGCGATGGTGGTAGGGCACAAGCTGGAAGACGTGATAGGCGGACTGTGGGCCGACTCGCACCCCGACGCCATGCTGTGCCGGCCAGGCTCGGCGCTGTACGGCCACTATGACCATGAGTGGTTGGTGTGCACCCCGGATTTCCTGGCGGTGCGGAACCTGGTCGACGAGTGTACGCACGGCGCTGACTGCCACGTCCACCCGAACGCCAACGCACAGCACAACTTCGACAACGATCCTCAGCTGGTGATCGAGCCTGTCGAGTGTAAGAGCGATGAAGGCGGAAAGGGTTGGGGGACACCAGGTACAGACGAGGTGCCCGAACATCACCGGGTGCAAGTGTATGTGCAGTGCGCGATCCTTGGCGCCAAGCGCGGTCACCTTATGCGCCTGGCGGGTAAACGGCCGGCCGCCTACGTCCTGCCCTTCGACGATGCGGCGCAAACTAAGCTGCGCTTCTGGCTGGACCATGGCGCCTGGTTCATACGGTCGCTGATCGACAACCAGCCACCCGACATTGACGGGCACGCCGCTACAACGGCGACGCTGCAACAGCTTCACGCCGCGTACGTGGACGGCAAGACCACAACGCTGCCGCTAGCCGACATCCTCGAATTCCAGCACTGGCACGATGAAGCGGCAAGCGCCAAGCTCGCCCTGGAGGAAGCCAAGAACAAGATACGCGCCGCGCTAGGCGACGCACAGATAGGTGTCGACGCGGCCGGCGCGTATGTGGTGCGGCGCAACATCTACAAGAAACGCGGCTACGAGGTCGGCCCGCAACAGGTCGACGAACTGAGGAGACTGTCATGAGCACCGCGCAAGGGCAAGAGGTCAGCCTGATAACCCATGCAAGGAACCTGATCGGTAGCTACGCGTCACACTTCGCGGCCGTGGTGCCATCGCACATCAAACCGGAAGCGTTCGTAGAGCTGGCCGTGGCCTATGTCAAGCGGGACAGGGACTTGCTAGAAGCGGCGCAGCGTAACCCGGCATCTCTCATCCTCGTGCTACGCGAGTGCGGTGCGCTCGGCCACCTGCCGATGAAGGGCACGTTCTCACTGGTCGCGTTCAACGACAAGAACGCACCCGGTGGTAAGGCCATCGTCGGCATGGAGGAATGGCGCGGTGTGGTGGATCGCATCTTCCGGGCGGGTGGTGTCGAGTCGGTACACGTAGAGGTGGGCCGCGAGAAAGACCCTGTGCTGTCGTTCAACCGGACCACGGATGTGTTGCCACGCCACAAGTATGACGAGTTCGCGTCGCCGGCGCAGCGCGGTCCGCTCAAGGTGGTGTATGCGTGGGCGCGTTTCCGGGGTGGCGGTATCTCACAGGTGGCGTGGCTGCCGCGCTACGAAATCGACCGGCACCGCAGCATGTCGCGCTCGGCGAGTAAGGCGGGTGGCGGCAACTTCTGGGGGCCGGCGGACGGCGAAGGGCCGAACACCGAACCGATGTGGAAGAAGACCGCCTTGCACGTCCTGGCGGGGTTCGTTCCTACCAGCTCTGAATACCGTGCCCACGTGGCCGTTGCGGAGTCAGCGGCGCGCGGGTGGAGCGGGGTGGACGATCGGCCTGTGTCGTCGCTGTACGGCGGTGCTGGCGACTTCCTTGACGGCGAGCTGGTCGACGTCGACGGAACGGCACCCGCTACCGGGTGGCCGGCCGTGCCGGCGGCCGGCTCGGGTCAGCTACCGCCGAAGGAGAAAGCCGATGCGTAGCTATGACGCGATCAGCGCTGACGCTGAGGACCGAGCGCCGTTCTCCAACGGCACCATGGGATACGGCTGGATGGGCCATTGGTGCTACACGTGCAAGGTGGATGGGCCATTCCAGCGCGATGAAGTAGAGGAAGGGTGCCCGATCCTGCTGGTAGCGCTGTTGCAGAAGATACCGAAGGAGTGGACCGACCAGGGTGTACAGGACTACCACTGTTCCGAGTTCGTTGACGACGATGAAGACGACGGCGACGACGGGCCACCTTCACCGCCGGCGCCTACCGGCCCAGAGGTCGAGAACCCGGCACAGGTGGACCTGTTCAGCGTGTTCGCTGAGCAGATAGCCGAAGCACCGCAACAGGAAACAGTCGGCACGCTACTTAGGCCGGTGGCGCTATGAGGCAGTGGTACGACTACCAGGGCAACACCGTGACCCTGACCGACGATGCGCCGCTGACCATGTACGACGGACTGAATCACCAGATCATCGAATGGCCTGATGACACCGTGGCGCAGATGGTCACCAAGTGCGGCAAGCGCGCATGCCCAACGCCACGTAGCGGATTGCGTGAGGTACCCGGACGCGGCTTTGTCGACTGTCCCGCGTGCCTGGCTGACATCGGCGCTGAGATCCTGGCGAAAGCGTTCCGGGGCTTCATAAAGCAGGAGGGTGCAACCGAGCGGCCGAACGACTTCGCTGACTGCGCCCTGATGTACCTGACCGATGCCGGCTACACGGTCACGGCGATCAGAGACGAGGCGGAATGAAGCTGGTAAAGGCGGTCGTCATCGTCGCTGTCCTGATTGCACTGTTCAAGGCTGCTGGCCTAGAAGTGATATTCGATTACATACCCTTCGAGCTGGTGACCAGGTGACCACCATCATCGGGGTTGACGGCGCGCTCGCCGCGTCGGGGCTAGCAGTGTGGCGCGATGGTGAGGTGTCCGTGCGCACCATCTACACCGCGTCAACGTGGACACCAGAAGCACGGTGGGCGCACATCGGCGAGCAGCTTTGGCCCATCATCGCCAAGGAACCAAACGACACGCTCGTGGCGCTAGAAGGGGTGTTCGCCGGCAAGGTGGCACCGATCACGATCAGCCTGGCCATGCTCGCCGGCGCGCTACGGCTCGGCCTGCATTACCGGGGTGTCCCGTTCGTGGTCATCGATAACGTGGCGGTCAAGATGTACGCCACGGCCGCCGGCCGAGCCACCAAGCGGGAGATGATCGCGGCGGCCGTGGACAGGTTGAAGCTTAGGTTCATGCCTGACGAACATCAGGCCGACGCGCTTTGGCTGGTGGCCATGACAACGGACCACTACGGCAAGCCGATGTGCGACATGACACAGGCCGGCGTGAAGGCGATGGAGCGCCAGGAGTGGCCGAAGTGGCGTGCCCTCGTGCCTGAGGTGGTGTGGCGGTGAGGCTCATGTCCGTGGCGCTCACAGAGTACGCGGTGCGCCAGCGTACGAAGACAGTCACACGCCGGCTCGGCTGGCTGTTCCTCAAGGTAGGCGACCGGATCACGTTGTGCCGTAAGGTAATGGGTCGCAAACCGGGTGAGCGGATAGAACGGATATGCGACGTGGAGATAACCGCGATACGCCGCGAACCGTTGCGCCGCATCACCGCCGAAGACGTGCGCCGCGAAGGGTTCACCGGGCACACGCCAATGTGGTTCATCAATATGTTCTGTGAGCACATGAAGTGCACCCCGGATACCGAGGTCACCCGAATCACATGGAGGTACCTATGAGCGACCAATGGTGTGTCCTGCTCAACACGGGCACAGACTTCGTGGTGTACGGGCCGATGGATGTTGTTGAGGCAGAAGGGTTCGCCGCGTTCATGACCGCCACGGTAGACCCTGCCGCGCCTCGGCCGATGCGGTCACCAACCCGGGAAATGCTTGCCTGGCACCAATCCGAGCTGGACCGCAACAACTGCACTCACGCGCCAGGGTGCGAGGTTCACCCCGACGCGACCGGAACACACGGATTCACGGAAGGGGGTCAAAGGTGGTCGTTATCCACAGGCGCCGGCCGCGTAGATGGGTCGGTCAAGCCGTTGCCATCGGCGCCGGCGCAGGGGTAGCGCTCGGGTTAGCCTGTGCTTTCGGCGTAGTGATCAGCAAGTTTCTAGACATGATCGCGTAACACCCAACCAAGGGAAGTGAACAGATGAAGGTAACAATCAGTGGCACCATGGCGAAAGACCGCAAGGTTGACTCTGGTCTGGACGAGATCGGCGACAAGATCCGAGCGAATCGGCTCACCCGCATAGCCGTCGTGGGCATCATCGAATACCACGGCTACCACGACGTTGTTGGGCAGCCTGAGTCGGTGTCGATCCGATTCGCCGCGATCGAGCCGGTACCCGGTGGCAAGGAAGACACCATCGTCCGTAACCTCATCGACAAGATGCGGCGCGGCCGTGGCGTAGGCGCCACCGAGTTGACGCTTTTTGACGCCGTGCCCAACCCGACCGGCGATGGACCGTGGCCAGGAGATCCCGACTTCAAGGCGGCGGCCGGCGACCCGTTCATGAGCGAGGAAGCACAAGCGCTTGCCAAGGCGCGGCCGGCGAACGGGGAACCGTTCAACGCCAAGGCTTTGGACGTCACCACGATCGACGATGGCGCCGACGCTAAGACCGTGGCGGGGGCGGCCGTGCCCACCGACCCGCCGGCCGACGATGCCAAGCCCAAGCGCAAGCGGGCCGCGCCTAGTCGCGCGCTCGCGTCAGTGCCCGACGATGCCGCATGAAACTCACGATCACGTCGACTGAGCGGGTCGTCACCATCAATGAGGTACCGGCCCGTATCTGGGAAGGGACCACAGAAACCGGTGTCCCCGTCACGTGTTTCATCACCCGCGTAGCCGTGCCTGAGAGCGTCAGCGACGTGGAACACGACCGGTTCAGGGCCGAGCTTGAGGAGCACGCACCGCCGAGCGCTGAGGCGAACTGGTGGCCGGCTCGGATGGTGCTGGACTAGCGATGAACACTGCCGGCACGCTGTTTGATACGCCGGACTCCGGTAGATCCGAAACGTTCGATCCCCTAGAACGACGGATCTACCGGAGAGTGCTCGACGGCAAAGGGCACGTGGTCAACTCGGAGTGGTTACGTGCCATGGCCGAAGGTAGGCCGGTAGGGGAGTGTCGTCACTGCGGCCACCTGTTGACGCCGCATCGGCCCTGGGACGTTACCAGCTGGCGCACCGACTATGAGGCGCAATGTCAGGATCGCGACGACGGCGAGGCTTGGTGCGGCCGGATCTACGCGCTACCGGGTGGCCGGTATCTACCCGGATCAGGGCGTAAGAGCGAGCGTTACGACTTCAAGAATTGAGGCACACCATGGGAACGTTCGAGATAACCACGGCGCTCTTAGTGATCGACGTGGGCGGTCACACGGTCACCGTAGAGATATGCGGTGACGCTGTCACCGCGTGGGACAATGGGTCCAAGAGTTGTCGGGCTGAGTGCGGGACTACCTACCACTTTGCCGGCAGGTTCGCAGATCATCCCATGTATGAGGCGCTTCCCAAGCTGCCTCACCTGGCAGAGGTAAGCGCCGCGCTGGCCGAGCATCACGAGGCCAACCGTGACAACCCGTTGGGCGCGTTCATATTGCCCGCTGTGGTGGCCATGCAAGCCGTGGTGTCCAATGCCTAGCGACGACACACAGCACGGCACTGGCACCCTGGAATGGACGCGCGTCATTCGGTCGGTGCGGTTTGAAAAGATTGTGCCTGGCACCAAGGCGGGCACGTTCGTCAAGAGCACCACAGTCAAGGCTGTAGCGCTCGCGCTCGCCTCATACGCCAACGTCAAGACAGGCCGCAAGGTGCACCCTGGGATAGCCAGGCTGGCGGCCGACTGCGAGGTGGGCTATAACGTGGCCTCGCGTGTCGTGGCGGGTCTGCGCGATTTGGGACTGATCGAGAGGACACGCCGAGCGGTGCGCCGAGGTGCCCGCACCGATCGGTTGCGCGCTGACGAGTACCGCCTCACGCTGCCCGAGGATCTTCTAGAGCGGGTCACGGTGCCTACACCGAGTGACTATCTGAAGATCGCAGCCAGGCTCGCCAGGCCGCATCGAACCGTGGCTAAGACGGGGTTAGAACCGCCGAATCTAACCCCGACCTGTGCGGGGTTAGAAACGGCCGAATCCGGCGAATCTAACCACGTCTTAGCGCCACAAGCGGACGAATCTAACCCCGTTTTAGACCGCGATCTAACCCCGTCTAGGCGTGCCGCCAACTTAGCCATGGAACTAGCCATAAGTACTACCTCCCATTCCAGGGAAGATGTTTCGTCGGACGCTGCGGCTACTCGCGTGGGCGAGGCCGAGCCGGAAGATCTGAATTTGGATTTAGATGATGGTGCCCACCCGCCATCGCTGCGTGTAGTAACCGGGGGAGGCAAGACCACCCGAGCGCAACCCGGACTCTGGCCGGCCGCCGTGCCCTCGCCGGCGACCGTGGTCCGACCCGTAGAGCTCCAAGAGCCAACCCCGGGCGAGCTGGCCCGAGCGCAGCTACGCGCCAAGCTCGCCAACCGAGGAAGGAAACCCGATGCCGTGGACAACGACCATTCCCAGCTACCCGCGCACCCCGGTACCAGCAAAGCCACCCGGAGAGAGGCAATGTGACCACTGCCGAGACGACGCGGCGCACTACCAGCACTGGTTTCGAGGGTGCACGTGCGGTGCCGGCGGAATCGGCACCGACCACTCTGACCACTGCCACCTCTACGGGTGGCGCCTACTGCACCTCGATGAGCTGATAGTTGCTTATCCAGAAGGGAAAGCGGCCTAATGCCCAAGGTGAAGATAGGCACCCAAGGCGTGAGCGTAGAGCTTGAGGCCACCGAAACCAGCATTGACCAACTGGGCAAACAAGCCCTCGACCTGTACCGCGACGCATGCGAGATCGACGCGAAACAGCGTGTCGGCGCATCACTCGGATTCGGACCGAAGGACTCGATATGAGCGACCAGACCACGGCCAGCAAGGCGATAGACGCTGCGCTACAACACCGAGACCACGACTTGACCGCGATCCTCGACCAGCTCGACCCCGGTGAGCTTTTCAACGTCGCCAACGCTGCCGATCGGGTAAGGCGGGCATGCGAACAGGTCCACAACGGCTCACAAGGCGAGCCGGCCCACCACGGCCGTACACGGTGGGACTTCAGTGCGTGAGCAGCCAATGGGGCAGCGGTTCAACGCGGGCATGGCGCCTACTACGGTCCGCCGTGCTCGCGAGGGACCGCTACCGCTGCCGCGCACACAACGATGGGTGGTGCGCCAAGGCAAAACGGGCCACCTCGCACACATGCACCGAGCGAGCCGAAGAAACCGGGGAACACGCCGGCCAAGCACACCATGTGCGGGGTAAACGATTCGGCGACGATCCACGGTTCATCGTCGCGTCATGCAAGGCATGCAACCTGCACATAGGCGACCCTGACCAGCGGGCCGACCCGCAACCGCAACCGCGCACACAGTGGTAGTGGCAGTATGAGCGAATCATTCGAACAGGAGAGGGCATCATGAAACGAGCACTGTCGATAGCCGCAGCGTTCCTTATGCTGCTGTTCACGTTCACCCCGCAAGCCCCTACACGGCAAGCCGAAGCGGCCGGCCCACTCGAACATGTGACCGAAGTCAACGACGTGCCGAGCAGACATACGCCCATCACACGGGCCGAGCGCGCGAGCGAGATGCGCTACCTGATGACCGCTGCCGGCGACACCTACGGCGCCATGGCCATCACCCGATGCGGCAACTTCAACGCCTGGCATGCGATACAGCAGGCCAACGGATGGCCAGAGCGGCGCATCCCAGTAGGCGCAAGGGCTGTCATCGTGTGCACCATCATCAAAGCCCCGCCGGCCACCACACCAGCCCCTAAGCCCAAGGCGAAACCAGCCACAGCGCCGATAGTTAGCGGCGCCGCATGGGTGCACCCCTTAGCATCGGGCAAGGTAGGCAACTCCTGCTATCGCACATCGAGGCGACCAGGACACAACGGTGTGGACATAGCCCAACCCAAGGGCACACCCATACGGGCAGTCTCGGCCGGCACGGTATCGCGTAAGGCGTACCAGTCAGGTGGTGCCGGCTATCACGTCACCATCAAACACGCGGGTGGGATATGGACCCGCTACCACCACATGACCGGGCACTCACCCCTCAACGTAGGCGCGGCCGTCCAGCCTGGCACCATCATCGGATACGTTGGTATCACAGGCAACGCGACCGGATACCACTTGCACTTTGAGGTCATGCGTACCAGCACAGGCAGCAACGTCAACCCCGCTGCATTCATGCGCCAGCATGGCGTTAACATCGGCTGCTAGAAGCCACACCTAGACAGGGGAGTCCACACCATGCGAGCAAAGTTCAGGTGCACAAGCGTCAAGTTCACAGGCGACCCGGAGAACCCGGCCACGTCACGCACCTACGAACTGAACGCGGTCTATGACCAGCGCACCGCAGAGAACGAGCGGTTCGCCAAGGCAACACCCTTCGGCACCATGACGATTCAGGTCGACAACCCGGCCGCGTCGCTTCAGGTGGGCGAGGAGTACTACCTCGACTTCATCGCATGCGCCATCGCTGAGGCCGAGGTCAAGCCCGAAGCCATGGGCAACACGCACGACGTGGCCGAAGGCGAACGATACGACCCGGGTACCACGACCGGGTACCAGGCAGCGCACGCCGGCAACGTGGAAGCCAGCGAGCGCTAGGCCAGCTGCCCACCTCCGACCCCCGGGGAAACCTTGGGCAGCCAGGCCACCGACCCACCCGCAACACGTGCCGGCACACACCAGTGCGCCATGCATAGCGGGTGGGTCGGTCCAACACATCGAACAAAACACATACGCATACGCATAACGCGCTGACCAGCACAAACGTCGGTCGCGTTTTCCCTGGTCAGGGCACATGGGACACCCCGCTCTGTCCGTTTTCCCTCTCCCCGACCTGCAAGAATGGAGATCGCCGTGAGTTTTCTGTCCTGGGGTTTTGACTGGCCGGTGGTGTTCTGATGGCGACGTGGATCGATATGGAGTTGCGTCTATCCGGCGATGATCGGCGCCTGGTTGAGGCGTTGGACGCGGCGGCCGATGCTGCGGCCGATGCTGCGGCCGAGCTTGCCGGCGACCTGGACGAAACGGACCGGGACGATATGGACATGGCCAGGTCATGACCGATGGACCCGCGCAGAAGGCCCTGAGAGCGTCGCTGCGGGGTTGGACCCCCTCGGACAGGGACGGCGCCGCGATCGCCCTAGCTCGGCGCTACGCCATCCTGCTGGACGCTGCCGCGCTGCCAGCCAGCTACCGGCCTGCCCTCGACCGGATCGCCCGGGTGGTGACCGCCAAAGCCGACGTGAACGCGGTAGCCAAGATTCGTGACGCGCTCGCCGCGCACACCGTGGCGAGCGACCTCGGCCCGAAGTACCTCGCGTGCCTGGTCCAGCTGGGGTTGACCCCGGGCGCGCGGGGTGCCAGGGCTGCCGTGCCGTTGCCGGCGCCGGCGCCCGAGGTTGAGCCAGAGACGCCGGCGGCCGAGCCGGAGGGAAAAGCCGATGAGCTACGCGCTCGCCGCGCACGCCGAGCCGGCGGTACTGGGTAGCGTCACCCCGCGCATCTTTACGGCGCCGCTGGTGACCGGTGAGCCTGGCCCGTGTGGCTGTGGCTGTGCGCTGACCGAGGACACCAGCGAGGGTTTCGATTGGGTCGAGTTCGCGCGGGATTCGCTGCGCCGGCCGCCGTACCCGTGGCAGCGTTGGGTGGCGATCCACGGCGGTGAGCTGTTGCCGAATGGGTGGCCGCGCTTCCGTTACGTGTGGGTCATCGTGGGCCGGCAGAACGGCAAGACCGAGATACCTGTGATGCTGTCCGGCTATTGGATGTTCGTTGCGAGCGTGCCGCTAATCCTTGGTACGTCAACACAATTGGATTATGCAAAAGAATCGTGGTCAAAACTTGTCAAGCTGATAAGGAAATCTCCAGATCCTTCTGTGCAAAGAAGATTGCCCGTTCGCAAGTGGACACGGGAAACCAACGGCCAGCACGAGTGTTGGTGCTACGCATCGGATGAGCAAGACCCTGACGAACTGTCGCGGTACAAGATAGCCGCGTCCAACGAGGAGGGCGGCCGGTCGCTCACCGTGCACCGTGGCGTGTGCGACGAGGTACGCCAGCACCACGACTATTCC